ATGCATGAGATGATGGATAACTGCTATGTCGTAGGCGCAGACAGAAAAGGTCACTACCTAATTGCTGATGGGGGTTGTGAAGTCATGCAATCTAATGGGGCGGAGTTTTATCGTCTTAGTTACAAGTCTCCATTCAAGCGTGTTAGTTCTTTGAAGGAGTATCCCGATATATTATCTTGCTTGACGATGACTAAGGTGCATCTTGACAGTAAGTTCAGACCTTGGGGAGGTAATTCTCTAGCACCGCATGGAGATAACTATATTCCTGAGATGGGCATCAGCTACGGCTATACAGAGAACAACACCGATTTCCATATGGAGTGGCTATGCATATCCAAATAAGCGAGTTAGTTCCGTTAGTGCATCCATATAACTGGTCTCTTTATCGTGTGCCATTAAGGAAAGTCAATGACGATTACTATGTTTATTTGGGGAATGGTATCGTTAGAATTTTTACTTCTGATACTTTGCCTGATTGTATTAAGGGTAAGATGGCAATGATACTTGCGTCATCTAGCGTTAACTTATATAGAGACCACGATAGGTCTTTCGGAGTATCTGAACTAATGAATAATTATCCTTCAGATTTGCTAGATACTGGTTGGCGAGGTAGCGATACATTCTTTGTGGTTGTAATAGAACGGCAAGATTTGGATTCAATGGTTGGTGAAACCTTATATAAGGCACAAGAGAAATGAACAAAGATCACATGATTAGAGTAAGGGTAGATACAAAAACAAAAGAAACTGCTAACGCAATTTTTAAAAAGCATGGAATAAATATGTCAATAGCTATACGGATGTATTTACATCAGATAATAAATAAGGCACAAGAAAATGGCAGTAACACCTGAGTCAAAAGTTAAAACAAAGATAAAGAGAACCTTAGATTCTATGGGTGCATACTTTATTCAGCCAGTAGGGACAGGCTTTGGCTCTAGCGGTGCGCCTGACATTGTTGCTTGCTATAAAGGATTCTTTATTGGTATTGAAGCAAAAGCAGGGAAAGGCAAGACGACTGCTTTGCAAGAACTTAATCTTGCTAAGATAAAGATGATGGGCGGTCTTGCGTTAGTTATTAATGAGATGAATGTCTCAGAGTTAAGACAGTTAATTGAAACTTGGTTAAAGGAGAAATAGTATGCATAGTAAAACACTTAGACGATTGATTGCAGTTCAAGAAAAACCTAAAGAAATAAAGCCATCAATGGCGATTGATAGGGATTCTAAATTTGTTTGGACAATGGGCGCTGATGTGATGAAAACTTTTAAGCGCTTTGGCTTTGTACCACCAACAGAATATCGTGATGATTTCTTATTTAAGATAAACAGGGAGGCGAGTAAAAATGAGTGATATGAGCAAAATTGCGATTACGCTTGTCATATCTGTTCTATTCGGTATGGTTTGCACAATATTGGGTTATTGGTTAGCGAGTATCTTATGACAGACCAAGATTGGAGAGATTGTTTTGCGATGTTCAGAGCAGTAACAGGTGCTACTCCTGAAGAATGCTATGCGTTTGCAGACGAAATGATGGAGGCTCGTAAACCAAAAGAAGAAATTGGTATTAAGACTGTGCGTAAAGGTAAGAGATATGACAAAACGGCTTGAACCAATACCTTTTGCAGGGATGGTTGAAATAGATGACGAAGACTTTGATAAAACACTTTTTAGTAAAACACAAAAGGAGGTGGCAGAGGAACTTGGAATAACTAGAGGTACAGTAGGAAGTGTAGAAAAAAGAGCGATGAAAAAATTTAAGGAAAAATTCATTGCTAAATTTAACAAAGACGATTATATTTAATTTAACAGGGAGTAGTATGAAAACTAAATCATTAAAAACCAAAAAGGTTATAGCTTACTTACAAGCTAATCCTTCAGCTAAACCAGCAGAAGTGGCTAAGAAGTTCAAAATATCACCATCGTATGTATATATCCTCAGGGGTGAAGCTAATTTAGCTAAAAAGAATGCGATAGCAGATAAGCAATATGAACTACATTTTTCCACGAGTAATAAACCTTTAACTAAGAGTTCAATCAAGGAAGAAGTCATGTCCTTATCGGTGGCAGATCGTATAAGACTACTAAGGGATACAGATCGTCTAAGACTAATGAACTCGCCAAGCTCAGACAACGTCAATCACCCTCCGCACTACAAAGTAGGTGGCATTGAGACGATTGATTTCATCGAGGCAAAGTCTCTTAACTATAACCTTGGCAATGTCGTGAAGTACCTGACTCGTGCAGACCATAAGGGCAGTCGTAACGAGGATTTGAAGAAAGCCCTTTGGTATCTTAATCGTGAAGTCAGTAAACTAAGTAAGTAGTCCTTTTGGGGAGTTCGCTTAACGGTGCGCTCCCCTTTTTTGTAGCTATTTCATATTTTATTTAATGTCATTAATCACACTAGACTTTGAGACTTACTACGACAAGGACTTTTCCTTGCGTAAACTCACGACCGAAGAATACATCAGGGACAAACGCTTTGACACGATTGGTGTTGGAGTGAAGATTGACGATGCAGAAACCAAATGGGTTAGCGGTACTTGTCAGGAATTAAAACCTTACCTGATGTCGTTCAACTGGGCTGAGTCTGCGGTGCTTTGCCACAATATGCAGTTCGATGGCGCAATCCTTGCGTGGAAGTTCGGCATCATCCCCCACATTTACTTTGATACCCTATGCATGGCTCGTGCGCTTCATGGGGTAGATTCTTCAGCGTCACTTTCTGCTCTTGTAGAGCGCTACAAACTTGGCGCAAAGGGTACAGAGGTTGAAGATGCACAAGGTAAGTATATAACTGGCTTCACTTCTAGCGAGCTTGAACAGTATGGGCGCTACTGTATCAATGATGTCGAGCTAACAAAAAAACTATTTGATGTTATGTCTACTGATTTCCCCTTGGGCGAGCTAAAGCTAATCGACATGACGCTACGCATGTATACCAAACCTGTGCTTGAGGTAGATGATGCTTTACTGATGGAAAGGTTAGACGAAGTCCGCAGCGAAAAGAGCGTGTTACTCCAATCCCTCATGGAAAAGCTGAAGTGCGAGACCGAAGAAGATGTTCGTAAGAAGCTAGCAAGTAACAAGAAATTTGCAGGGCTACTAACGGAATTTGGAGTTCAACCACCATTGAAGACTAGTAAGACGACAGGCAAGGAGACCTTTGCGCTTGCTAAGAATGACGAGGGTTTCATCGCCTTGACAGAGAGCGAAGACCCCTTTATACAACAACTATGTGCGGTGCGTCTTGGTACTAAATCTACATTGGAGGAGTCACGAATTGAACGATTCATTGATATTGGTAAGCGTAATAAAGGTCGTCTTCCTATTCCTCTTAAGTATTATGGCGCTCATACTGGTCGTTGGGCTGGTTCTGACAAGGTTAACTTTCAAAATCTCCCCTCCCGTGATGTCAAAAAGAAGACGCTCAAGAATGCAGTCATAGCGCCTGACGGCTTTGTAGTTATTAACTCCGACTCCTCACAGATTGAAGCTAGGGTGCTAGCTTGGCTTGCAGGGCAAGAGGACTTGGTCAAAGCCTTTGCGGAAAAGCAGGATGTATATAGCCTGTTTGCCTCCGAGGTATACGGCAAGAAAGTAACTAAAGAGAATCCCGTTGAGAGATTCGTGGGTAAGACTTGTATCCTCGGTCTAGGATATGGGACTGGCGCAAGCAAATTACAGCACACGCTAAAGACTACCCCTCCTGGTGTAGAACTAGACGAAGATGAGTGTAAGCGAATAGTTGATCTATACAGACAGACTAATGATGGCATCGTAGGTCTGTGGCGAGAGTCAGAGGATGCGCTAGAAAGTATTTTCGCTGGCGTCAAAAAGCCTTATCATTTAGGACAACACCGTTGCCTAACTGTCGATTCGGAGGGGATTCTTTTGCCCAGCGGTTGTTATATCCGATACCCCAACCTCACAGTCGAGATCCAGAACAACAAACCTCAGTACTCGTATAAGTCTCGTAGAGGAGAGATTACTCTATGGGGTGGCGCGGTAGTTGAGAACGTGGTTCAAGCCTTGGCAAGATGCATTGTGGGCGAACAGATGCTCAAGATTCAGGAAAGATATTCTGTAGTGTTGACTGTGCATGACGCTGCGGTATGTGTAGTGCCTGAAGATGAGCTTGAGCAAGCAGTTTCTTATGTGACAGAATGTATGTCTGCAGCGCCGTCCTGGGCAACAGGTCTTCCTATCGCCTGTGAAAC